CTCCAACATTTATACCTCCTTGTAAGTTGTCTATAATAATAGTAGTGTCGTTTGTAACAGCTCCATTAACTGTAAAGCTTCCAGCTGAATTACCAACGTCACTTACAGTAACCGTATCAACAACTTTAACAGCTAAAGAGTTGGATTCTTTGTACAATATATCTACTTCCTTTATTTTTAAACTGTTTTGTAGGTTGTAATTTAAAAAAGGTAAAGGTATTCTAAGTTTTATTTTATCAATTTTATTTTCAACAAAATAAACAACTGTACTTCTATAAGCATCCGCTTGATCATCATATGTTTTTACGTTTAAAGTAGGTGAACTTTCTTTAACATACATAAAATAACCATCTTGTTTTGGTATAAATGCTATTTGAGTAAAAGGGGCAAATACAGAATATTCATTGTCATCAAATCTAAATCTATAAGAAAATCTAACAAATTTATCTTCTAAAAAATCATCATCTCCTGAAAAATCTATATCGTAGTAAGGGTTTGGATTTAATACTATTTTTTCGTCAGTACTAAGCGTTGGCGGCAATGTTCCTCCTGTTATTGTTATTTCCCAGAATGGAGTTCCTGGTATAGTTGTATCATCATATGTAGCTGACTGAACTTCAGCTCCAGCAACCGGGGTTAATCCATCTCCAGAAACTGGGTTACCAAGAACAGAAACAGTCGCGCCAGAGTCGTATACTGTTGTTGCGTTTGTCTGTATATCACCTTTAAAAGATTTCACCCTAACAACTGTATTACTCTCTCTACTTAAAACATCTCCTGCTCCTCCGTTTGGATAGTATAACGAGCTAACGTCATACATTGTACTTTCGTATTCACCACTTCCGCTAGACAAATAACTTTCTTCATAAAGCTCCATACAAGAGTAAGGATTATACTTAGCGACAGATATTTGATCTTCTGTTGTGTAGTATGTAGCAGCATTAAAAACTCCTGTTGGATTTGCTAAATCTATATTTATTTTTCTAGGTTGATTTCTATTATCAGTCCAAAACAATAATTTTTCTAAAAGATTAACACCGTATATAGGGTTTTCTTGAGAAAAATTTAAAAAAGCTCCTTTAATTAAACAAACTGGCTGATCTGAGCTTGGGTTGCAAGCAAATATAAAATGATTAGAACCAACACCGTTTGGATAATAATCTAACTCTAATCTATCTGGATCTGGATTATCTGTTAAAAATAAAAAAACAGTATTAGAATTATCATCTTCTAAATGACCAATACAATACAAATTACTAACACCTGTTATAGCTTCAAAATCAAAAACAGGATAGTTTCCTAAAATGTTTTCAACAGTGCCAACGCCGTCTCCATCAGAACGACTGACTTGTATATTATAAGCGTCTCTATATTCTCCGTTTGGTATTAAGCGGGCGTCTAAGTCTTTATTCATCTTAGACTTTAAAAAAGTATTTATAGCTTTAGCCATTTAATTTTAGTGTTTAATCCATTTAGACTTACCTCTCATAACTTGAGTAATTTCCTCAGTCTTAATGTTAGATAATCTTATTTTTGCATTTCTTAATTTAGCAGATCTTTCTTTTCTAAGTCTTTGAACTACGTACTCTGGTTGATTAGCGCGTGTAGATATAACCGCATGTAATATGTGCGCGTATAAAGCCTCTTCTGCCATTTTAGGTATTCTAGTATCTGTGTCATATGCTAAGCCGTCAGAGATGTACTCTAACACAATTAGACGATTAACTAGATGACTAGAAAAAGACATTTTGCCTTCTCGTTCGTTTAGATTAAAATAACCGTTCATATTAGCGTACTGAGGATCTATACCGTATAGTTGGCCAAAGTTTTGGTAATTAATCCACTCACCGTTTTGATTCCAATTTAAAGAGAAATCATTTACACCTGTTAAGTTGTTATTTAGTAAATCGCCATTACTATTACTATGCCATCTTTCTTGAGTGATCGATGTACCTTCAATGTCCGATCCAAAGTTATCTTGAGTAGGAACTCCAGCACTATCTTGTATTTGAGTATAGTAAGGACTTGTAGTTAAATTGTTTGTAGGATATATAGGATGTAAAACACCTGATTGATCCACCCAAGAGCATTTAACATAGTTTACGTAATCTTGCGGTAGAGCTAAAGTTAGACTAGCTGGTATTGTTAGTTCAGCCGATTTAATACTCTTCAATGTATCATAGCTAAACTCTTGTAAACCTCTTTTAGCAAAGAACAGTATATCTGATTTCTTAGCTGTTTGTACAAGTTTGCCATCGCCAACGTAACCAACCATAAAGTTATCTATAGCGTCATTTAACGTAATGTAAGAATAGCTTCCGTAGTTGTCTTCAACCACCTGTCCATAGGCTTTTTCAGCTTCTGTACTGCCATATAACCCACCATCTAGTTTTTTTAACTGAACAACTATATAAAGACCGGCAGCTGGAGCTGCTAAAAAAGTTATTGCATTGTCTACAACAGAAAACTCCGTTATATACTCTGAGTAAGAACCTGGTAATCCAGTTGAACTAGTGTATAGTTTAAAGTTATTTAAAGCGTAGTTAACATTGTTAGGATCATAGTTACCTAAGATTAAGCTTGTATCAAATGTAGTTTTAAAAGCTAACGTGGTATCATCACCTCTAAAGCCTTGAGCGCCTTGATAATATTGCTGGTTTGTTTCAGTTATTAAACTCATTTATTAGCTTTTTTCGTTAATTGTAGTTTGTTGAATGTCTTGAGCGGCTGTTTGCACTACTGAAGGATTGTTTATTATTACTCCACAATACTTTAAAACATGCATTATTATATTCGTCTGTTCTGAGCTATCTAACTCAAAATCTACAGAATTAAAAGAGCTGTATATATATTGCCCAGAAGAACCAGGTGAAAAATTCCAAAATGGATTAGATGGATATACTAAGCAATTCGCTGAAACAGAATCTGGAAGAGGGTTTATTTTTAAATAAGGACTTGTAGATGTTCCTTTGTACGAGTAATATATTGGGTTTTGTTTAGTAGGTGCTGTTAGTTTTGAGCGAGTTATTTTATCGTAGTCGCTTTTAGTAGTTAATTGAGTTATGGAGTTGTAGACTGGCTGATCAGCATATGTAGAAATAACAGATCCAAATTTGCGTATACTTCTATTTGCAGAACCAGTGTCTGACACTTGAGGTCTAGTAAATGTAGAGTTAGGACCTAAACTCAACTGCACTTCTTCCTCAAAAGGCGTTATTTTATCTTGTATATCTTCAGATATATTAAAAAACTCAGTATTATTTTGAGTATTATTTTGGTTAGCTCTGTTTATTTGATTTCCGTCGGGAAAGTATGATTCAAATATTTCTCTTTGGACTTGAGCAGCTAAACTATTAAATTCACCAGGTGGAACATAACCTCTTTGTTCTTTGTTTAATATAAACAAGACTGTTTGATATACTGTATTTATGTTTACCGCCATTTTTATTTTTTATTATAATATATTGGAGACCACTTACGTAGCCTCCAGTATATTAGTATTACTTGTTTTTATAGTTTTTTATCTATAGACTTATAGATTTCAACACCTTCGTCTGTTTTTAAGAAAGCAGCGAAAGCTGAGAAAGGATTTTCGTCAAAAGGTACGTTCATTAATTTTCTATCGTTTGACCCCCATGTAAAAGTTCTTTGATCTTGAGATAGTTTAACTATACCAGCTTCAGATGCTCTAATAGCAAAGTTTCTTAGCATAACATTTTCATCATTAGCTAAGTTAATAAACAACGCTGGATTGTTTCGAGCGAATAACAATAAATCTCTTTTAAGTTCTTTAGAACTCATTGAGTTTACTTTGGAGCCTAGTTCAACTCTCAATATAGCCTCCGCTTGATCTATGTCCATGTGTCTAGCTGCGTTTAATGCATCAATTTGAAGATCTAATATATCTAGTTCGTCTTCAGCCTCTTCAACGGCACTAAATTCTTCGTATATTCTACCTTTTAAAGGATGGTATATAGATAGTAGTTTTTGTAGATTTTGTTGTTCTTTACCAACTTTTAAATCTCCATCCATAAATCTAATATGACCCATTGTGCATTCCCCTTTTTGCTCATCAACTAAAGAAGACTCTTGGTTTGTTGCATATCTTATTTCCCTTTGTTTTCCAGTTGTAGCGTCAAAATAAAGTAAAGCATGTTTTTTAGTATGCCTACTTGGAATTGTTAATGTTAAAGGGTTTTTATTACCTTTTAAATAATATATTCTATCTTTAATCTCCCACGATGGTTTTGTGGGTTTTACTGGAGTAGTAACTTGTGTTACAACTTTCTGCTGAGGTGCAACCTCAATTGTTTCTGCTGTAGCTTTTTTAGCCATAATATAATATAATTAAATAGTTTAAAATTGTGACAATAGCCATAGTATATAACTAGTAAGGGGCTAATGTCATATAAAAAACCCCCGCCCGAAGGCAGGGATTGTTATTGTTGTGTTACTAGATTCCTTTGAAAAGTACAAAGTTGTTAGCAGCTTGAGTTACTAAACATCTTTCAGATAGGAAGTTTACCTCCATAGCATCAAGAGTTGAAGTAAATGCACCACCAGCAGAACCAGTTAACCAAGACTTCATACGACGATCGTCTCCTTGAGAAGCTCTGTATCGCACGTGTAAGAATGGTCGACGAATGTTAGTTCCTAAAATCTGATCGTAAACAGTGGAAGTTCCAGCTGGTACTAATACACCTTCAACAGAACTGATACCATTGATAGCTCCACGAGTAGAGGCATCATTTAAGTATTTCCAGTCAGTCTTATAGAAATCGTAAGATCCTCTACGGAATCCGCTAAATCCTAAGTTCAAAGCCATCTCTTCTGAGTTTTCAAATAAACCAAAAGCAGTTCCACCGGCAAATCCACCAGAGATAGAAGCTAGCATATCATCAAAATCAAGAGATGTTTGTCTTTGTAAGAATAACATGTTTTCTTCAATTGCTCCTTGAGTATCTAAATTCTTAAGGATAGCATCAAATTCGTCAAGTCCAGCAGCAGCAGTAAATCCTACTTCTACGTTACCACGAGTTTGGATAGCAGAGAATAAACCTTGTGTTCCTGGAAGTTGAGCGGCTTGATAATTTCCAAATCCAGCTCCAACATTCTGGTTAAATTCACCCTCAATCATGGACATCTCTAAGTAATCCTCAAAACGTAAACGAGTTTCAGATTCAGCTTTTAAATACCATAAATATCCAGATGTTCCGTCTTCAGTCGCAACTTCTACCCATCCAATTTGAGCCATATCAGAACCAGATACCACGTACTGATCTCTAATGATGATTGGTGAATTAGAATATTGAGTGAATGAAGGGTTTATAGATGTTCTTGCAGCTGAATTACCTGCGCCTGCACCAATAGTAGTTCCTTTAGTGTAATCTGAACCGTATACAAATACTTTAATACTTCCAGAAGTAAACACAGAACCAACTGTATTTAATACATTTCCATTGTAAAATTGTAAAGTAATGTTTCCTACACCACCTGCTCCTGCAGCCGATGCTGTTACAATAGCTTTTGCTTCTAATCCAGTTACAGTATCTAAAAGAACAACTGTATCGTTTATAGAAATTACATTTTGAGCCTGTGCTCCACCGCCGATAATAAGTACTGTAGGTGCTCCACCTGCGTAAGTACAACTATCATAAGATACATGTAGTCTATTTTGTTCTGACCAAATTACTTGATCTGAAGTCATTGGCATTTCAGCGCCAACCATTCTTAAGAAACCAGATAACGTACGGTTTCCGTAACGCTCTACTTCTTGTTCGTAAATTTCAGGTAGATATTGCTGTGCAAAATCATTTCCTGCGCCAGTGTTGAATTGTAAATAGTTAGAATTCAATACTTGCTGAGATCCTGAAGGTACAATAGTACCAAATTGAGGAGTTAAACTCATAATTGTTTTGTTTTTTTAGTTAAATTTCTTTGTTTTTATTCTTAATTTCGAGGAGTCAGTACCTGAAATAGCTTTAACCTTAAACCCGTTTACAAACACGTCACCTTGTTGAGACCTAGCTTTGGTGTCACTTAAGTTTTTTGATTTGTTCATAACGTCTTTAACTGCGTCAGCTTTTCCTTGCTCATAAAAATGAGAGGCAATCTTATCCACATTGTCAGCGGCATACATAGCTTTATGATAACCTTTCGTGTCACTAACATTACCATCTGAGTCTAGGAACTTCCCGACAAGGTTATTAATGTTTGATTGGTTTTCTGCAACTTTATCACGGTTCTGAATATTGTACTTATAATTCTTATCACCGACTTTAATATCGAAACCTTCGAAATCATCGTTAAAAAGTTGTTTAGTACTTTCTTTAAACACAGAGTGTTGTTGCTCAGCTACTTCCTGCTGCTTGTTGTATCGGTTGAAAAAGTCCATTGCTTTTTGCTGATCCTGAGTAACGCCCGGTCTCAACTTGATCTCGTCGTAATATTTACTCTTAGTCTCTTCTAAAAAGCCTTTAGCTTTTGCAACCTCTTCTTTAAACGCAAGTTTCTTTTTGCGTATATCTATATCCTCGTCTAGTTCTTCGTCGTAAGAAAAGTCTTCTAATAGAAGCTCAACATCTGACTCGTCTAAATAAGGTTTATTTTTTTTATAATACTCTTTTAATAATGTCGTTTCATTAATGCTAGAGTAATCAGCGTTAAGCCTAGTGTAGTCTTCAATAGTTCCACCAGTTTCCTCCATGAAGCTAACGAGCTTTTCAATGTTCTCAGGTAATTGCTTACCTAAAACTTTTTCATCTCTTAAAGCTTCTTTAATCTCAGCTTCTACTTTAGCTACTTCAACTTCTTTGATTGGTGTAAACTCTTTAGCATCTTCGACGGGCTTTTGTACTTGTTCTCCCACCTTAATGCTATCTCCGGATGGTTCTTCCACAAGAACTTCCGTTGTTTCTCCGATTTGAATGGCATCTTCTTTAGGTATTACCACCTTGGTGACTTCCGCTGGAACCTCTACTAAAGGTTCTTTAATGTTAACTTTAACAGGTTCACTGCTTGGTGTTGTTAGTTTTTTTGGAGTTTTCTTTTTAATTTTAAACTCACCTTCCTGCTTAACAGGTTCATTTGTTTTTACTTCTGACATAATATAATATAATTAAATAGTTGTTTACTTTCTACATGAAAGCTTGCATACCCATATCGGGTTGGTTTTCAAAGTCTTTAGGTAAGCTATCGTTTTGACGTTGGCTTATCATTTCACTTTGTTGTGTAGCTTCCATTTTGCTACGTTTATCTTTTCTATCTTCTATAGCTGCTTCTTTTTGCTGCATTGCCTGAACTTCAATTTGCTTAAGCTGCATATCATATTCAAACTTTTGCTGCATTTTAATTTTTTCTAAATCAGCTGCTATTTGCATTTTGTTTATTTCCATTTGAGATCTAGCTTGCTCGTACTGAACTTTAGACCCTGATATAGCTTCTTGTTTTTGAACTTCAGCCATAGCTGTTTTCTCTGCGGTTTCCGCTTGAGCAGCAGCTTGAGCTTGTATATTAGCTTGTTGATTAGCTTGATCTTGAATAGCTTTTTGCTTACGTTTTACTTTAAGCATTTGATTAGCTAGTTTAAGATTTTTAATTTGTCTTAAATCAATAGCATCTTCTAAGTCAATACCTCCTTGGCCTAACGCAACTTGAATATTTTCTTCTAACTTAGCTTGCTCTTCGTCATCTGGTTCTAGTTCTAAAAATATACCAAAGTCATACAAGTTTAAATCAACAACCTGCTGAAGCGTTTCAACATTATAAGTTGATATAGAGTTTTTAAGTGATTCAGCTGTTAATGGAAAATATAAAGCATCAGCTATTTTAAGAGATACGTTCTCCGCTAGCTTCAACGTAAGATATAAACTAGCTTGTTTGATATGTCTAGTCGCTACATTGGATGCGTTAGCTGCCATCTTTTGAAGACCTACTAATGAGTTTTTATCTTGCGTGCTTCCATCTCTGGCTTCATTTAACCCAGTCACATCTCGTATCATTTGTAAATAATATTGATACGTTTGTATAAGTGCTTGTATTTTACCAAGTCCGCTAGAACTATTAAGTTCTTGAATAGGCACTTTACCTGGATTCATATCACCGTCTTGCGTCATTGATCTACCTACAATAGAACCAGTTTGGAAATACATATTTAATGCTTCCGCAGGATTGTAATTAGTTCCATTACCAAGATCAACCTCAGCTAAGCCGTCCATATCTAAATAAACACCGTCTGGTACCATTCTAGACATTACCTGTTGCAATTTAAGATGCGTTAGCTGAATCATATCTGCAAATCCAACACATTTACTTACAACAGATTCTATGCGTCCCTTATACATTCTAGGAGCACATATTGTGTAATTCATTTCAACTTTAGTTGTGTCCGCCATTGGT